TTTCTATCTAAATCTACACAATTTTGAAACAGGTACTTCTGTTCATCCGTTAAATCTTCGAGGATGTAGTTCTTGTCGTTAACAGTTATAGGGGTTAGTTGTTTTTCGCCCATAATGTTTCTCCTAGTTGTACTGCGGTTATAAAACTTATGCTGGCAATGTTGTATCTGAAACCCAAGGTAATCCAGCTTCTTGTACTGGGTTCTTTTGTGCTTCAATCTGTGCAGTCAAACTAGCTTCTACTGTGTCTTTTCCTAATGAATCTTGTACCCAAGCTACCACTTCTGCTTCGGTCAAATCAGCGTAAGGGATATACGCTTTATCTTCTTGTGTGTAGCTTACTGTGCCGTAGGTAGAAGCGTTGTAGACACCATCTGTAGCTGATACTGTGTAGTGAACAGTCACTACAAATCCATCAGAAGTAAGTCTGTCCATTTGTACTACTTGCCAGTTAAATGTTGTCATTTTAGAATCCTAGTATGCCAGCGTCTTTTAGTTTGGCTTGCATTGTTGTAATAAGGGCTTGTTGTTCTTGAATTGCTTTAATAAGCATTGGAACAAAAACAGAATATTTAACTGACTTTGTAGTAGCCCCAGTATCTTTACCTTCTGAATCTCGGTCTATAGTTTCTTCAATTAAAGATGGAAATACAGTTTCTAATTCTTGAGCTATAACACCTAGTTGTTTTGTTTTTTCTTTATCATTAATTAAATTGTATTGACGAATTTTAACTTTGCATAAATCAGCAAGTTTAGGGCTTGAATCAACAATGTTTTCTTTTAATTTAATATCAGAAATAGCACCATAACTATTGTTTGTATTTTGTAAGTTTCCGTTTCCAAGCACCCGCATTACTGTACCAGCTGCACTTGCGGCTGAAATTAAGGTAAACCCAGTACCCGAACCTGTTGCTGAACCAATGCCCAACACTGTGTTGGTAAAAGTTGCGTTTGTTGAATTTAGATTCAGACATGAATATTGCCCTGCACTTGTAATACGAGCACCTTCAACAGTGCTTGTGCTTGTTTGATTAACAGAGAGTTTGCCACTAGCGGAGCTATTACTTGTTTCACCAACCAACAAACTACCACTAGAGTCAAATCGACCTACTTCTGAGCCTGATTGACCAGCTCCAGTATCACCTGAACCACCAACCCAAAAAGCAAGAGCACTGCTACCGCCTTGACCACGAATTACACCGCCTGAAGAATTTTGACCTAACAATAAAGTAGATACACCATTGCCAACAATTTGAATTGTTGAATCTGCTGTTGCGGATGTTCCACGAATATCAAGTTTTGAAGCTGGGCTAGTATATCCAATCCCTAAATAGCCGCTAGTGCTAAGTGACATGGCTATAGTATCAACAGAACCATTGGAAGACACTAAATGCCAAGAATGAGAACCCACTGTCGTTGTATTACCACCATGAGAATAATAACGAGCAGTACCAGCACCATCGGTATCAATATTTACTGTATTGGCACTATTTGTACCGCCACCAGTTGAAATGGTTATTCCAGTTGTAAAAGTTGTTCCATTTACTGTTAATAGATAAGATGGACTGCTAGTACCAATACCTACATAACCACCACTAGGTTGCAATGCTAAAGCATAAGCTGTAGCACTACCATCAACACGCTGTTGTTGAATCCATCCATAACCTGAAGATGCAACACCAAACATCATTCCATATTCTGAAGAACTTGCTGAATTACATAAAAGAGCAGAACCACTTGCAGTTCCTAATGTTGGAGCAGAGGCATCTAATCCACGAACAGTTAAACGAAGTCGTGATGTTGTGCCACCAACCAACAAATTACCACTAGAGTCAAGAAGCATTTTTAAAGAAGAATCTTTTTCAAATGCTAAAGAACCTTGCCCATAGCCTGAGCCACCAGCAGTAGATAATAATTTCCAAGTTCCACCACCAGTGTTTGTAGAGGCAATAGCTAAACCAGTATTATCAACTGCACCAGTAACAATTAATCCACCAGTATTAGTAGAAGTAGTTATTCTTTCTTCGCCAACAATATCTAGTTTGTAGCTAGGACTACCTGTACCAATACCTACATTACCACTAGAGTCAATACGCATATATTCAGCGTATCCAGTACCAAGCGTTAATGCTTGTGTAGAACTTGTACCTATATAAGCAACTCCACTACTTACGGCTGCACTATTTTGAATTAACGCTAATGTATTTCCTGAACTATTAGTAAGGCTTATTTTAGATTGTGCAGAAGAACCAGCATTTGAATTTGTTAGTTGTAATCCACTAGCAAAAGCATTGTCTGAATAAGACAAAGTTAAAGTAGGGCTGCTGTAAGTAAAACCAGCAGAGTCTGTTAATAGACCACCAGTAGTTGCATAAGTGACACGACCAGAGGTTAAGCCTGAATCTGTTAACGAAGATACTGTTAAAGGACCTACAGAAGAAGGCGTAATGTTGCCGCTTCCATCCAAATAAACTGCTTTTTCAGAAGGCTGGGTTACAAATACATCTTTAGTACCAGCAGTAAAGTTAACTAGTGAGCCAGAGTTAGATGAAGAAAGAACAGTAGTACGAGCAAGAGTTCCGCTTGAGTAAGTCCCAAGACCAACTTCCCAATTCGGGCCACCTTGGTCAGCAATTGTGTAGTAAGTTGTATTCCCATTACCAATAGTAGAAAAACTTTGATATCCTGTTACTGCACCCAAAAGCGTAGCCGAACCTGTACCCGTAACTGCGGTAGTCTCTCTGACACGATCATTTAAAATTAATGCCATGACTTATCTTCCCATTTTTCTTTAGACCACGCATATCCTTTGTGGGACTTACGAGTTCCGTTAATGCATTTTATAATGTTAGCGTGTTGAAAACCAGCTTCTTTTAAGGCTTTTTCACCGACCAATCGGATTACTTCACCAGTCTTAATATTAGTGCCAACCCAGACCCATTTGCGTTGGTATGTATTTCCTGCAGCGTAGGTGTTGCCTTTAGATCTTTCGCTAGCTGTTTGGCGTTGTTTTTCAGAAGCAGGTCTACCTACATTGTACTTATTGCCTTTATGAGTTTGACGAATTTTTTCTTTAAATTCTTCTGAATGTTTTAGCCCAGACGATATACCTTTATTCCAAGGAATAGAACCTAGTTTAGCAACGCTAATTTTTTGTTTTGTTTCTTCTTTGCACGGTATGTTTTTATTCCAAACTGGTTTGCCTAATCGTGCTTGTCTATTATTTTCACGTTGTTGCTCAGTGTGTTTATAACCAGAAGTGCCTTCACCACCATTTGTTTTATTACATAGGTCATGGCCTAATTCACGGAAACATTCTATTAAAAGAATTTCGTGGCTCAACGCTTCAGATTCCGTATCCCAATTAGCAAGCATTTGGACATCGGGTTTACCATATTTATTAACTATGTTATTCCAATGAGAACCACGTTGATAAAAGGCGTGTGCACGATCCCCTTGGCCTTTACCAATATAGAATAAACGGCCTTCGGGAGTATAATGTGCGTAGGTATAAAACAAAATTAATCCTTTAAAATTAAGGACTTATACTATCAGCTGGTGCAGGTGGTCGAATACGTAACGCTGACAGTATCACCTGCGGTTGTAGTTTTTGCTACGCTAAAGTTTCCTTCAGAATACAAAGTTCCACCAGTATTACTCTGTGTGCTTGATGCACCAGAACCCAATACCAAGAAGCAACCATAAACAGTACCGCCAGCACCAGTAATGGTGTAAGTAATTGCAGATGCAGTTGAAGATGTTACGTTTGATGGTGTAGAGCCAGTAGAAGTAGAAGAAGCAAACACGGCTGTACCACGCACTGCAGAACCGCTAACAGTGTAAGCAGTAAATTCTTTGCTAGGCACAATAGTGCTCATTACGTCTGTTGCGGCTGGAGTCAATGAAGCATTAGTCAAACCAAGGTAAGGACCAGTAACACTGTAAGAGCTACCTTTTAACAAGGTATCGAGCATTAACTGTTTGCCTACGGCTACGACTAGGTTAGGGAACTCTTCATTCCACTTTAAATTACCTTGAGCATCACGGCACTCAACATGCCAATAACCTTCAATACCCATAGTTTCGTTTGTGCCAGCATTGGCTTGTAATGTTGCTACAGCATTATCGCCACAGCTTCCAAATTCTTTATGCATAATTAATCTCCAGAACTTACTACATTAGCAGCCGTATAGCTACTGATTGTCAAAATAGCAGACGAATAAGTCGCTGCTGGGAACTGCACTGTAAAGCTACTATTACAAGTCTTATCAGACCCAAAATTTAATACAAAACAAGCTGCTTTTGTTATGTAATTGTAGACCAAAGCACCCCTACAAGTAAACGATGCTGGACTCCAAACAGCGTTAGCAAAAGACACATAAGTGGTGTTATATTGCTGGTTAATTGTGGGAGCCGTTGAAATAACCAAAGGTATACCACCAGCCGTATAACCATTTCCAGTTACTTCGTTCACACTGGTGTAAGCAGCAGTCGTAGGGTTTAAATTGGCATTGGCGTTATACAGGGCAATGTAATAAGTACCAGTTGTAAAGTTTTCATTACCGTTTAATAGGTTTTGAGAAAATACGTTACAAGATCCTTGAACGATCATTGTTTCACCATAATACGAGCTTGACCATTACGATAAGCATCACCACGCTCAAGACCAGTTCCAAGACGATTAAGCTGGGCAAGAGCTTCTTCATACATTTTTTCATAGTAAGCAACCATATCTTGCTCACCTTTCATGAAGATCATAGCTTCACGCATAGCGCCATAAAACAATACTGGGTCATAGTTATCACCTAACCAACTAGTACCAGTTGCGTTTGAAACAGCATTTACTAAAATTGAAAAACCGCTACCAGTAGACCCCAAAGAAGAACAAGACAATACATCACCAACAGCATAAAAATTACCGCCAAACTTAAGGTTGCAAGAGACCACTGCACCTGAGGCAATAAGGATATCAGCAGTTGCATTAGCACCTGAACCTCCTGTTAAAGATACGTTTTGGTATATACCATTGGTATATAAAGAACCACCTGTAATGTTTCCAAGAAGGGATATTTGACCTTGAACAATGGTTGGTGGGTAATAAAAATAATGCAACTCAGCGTTATAGTTTGTATCTGGTGTTGGACCTAAAATAAAAGATAGCTCATTATTATTGTTGTATTGCGTACCAAAAAGTGCGTAATACTGAGGCATACCAGTACTTGTTGGATTTGGATAAGACTGTCTAATAAAGTTAACGTCTTTGTTTAATAGATAACTGTAATTACCTGATGAATCAATTACAGCCAACGAATATGTTGATAAATAATCTATAGGACAAGACAAATAACTATTTCCAAATGTCATGGTTCCAATAACATTTTTGCGCAACGATGGTAATTGAACTGAGTTATATATACGCTCTTCAGCCTCCATTACAAAGACTGGAATATTTGCCACGAACAACTGTTCGGTGTTCTCAGCGTAAGACTGGATATTGTTATATAACTGTTCGTAATTCATAGGGTTTACCCTTAAGCCATCGGACCTCTAGACATACGACCTTTAGTAGCTGCACCAGCTCCACGCATTTCAATACCAGATGTCTTTTCTTTAGCCTGACCATAGCCTACGCCATTTGGGATAGGATCTTTGATATTTACATCTTTGGCAGCTTTGGTTGTAGAGTAAGGAATAGCATCTTCCATAGCTTGAAAACTCTCTACTGTGTATTTTTTACCAGACATAGTGTGCGGAGCAGCATAGTCAGATGCTGGTTTGTCATTTTTAGCATGACCAGTACGAACAGCTGGGC